AAAACCACCTAATTAGAATTGCCGACCACAAACCGTCAACCGTTACACCTACTTCTCCTTTTTTACAACTACTTCCCCTTTATCTAATTATTATTCATTATTACAATTAGTTGTGACGACTTATCCGGGGTGGAGAAAGAACTCTATATAATCAAGTACACTTTCGAATGGCTGAGTTTACACCGCCGGACGGAGACCGGATCACTTTAGTGACTTCGGGCTGATCTTGGGCGGGAGCCGAAGGTGAGTGAAACCACCGTAGTCTAGGGGCAACTCGGGCTAGATCAGTCTGGCGGAACGGGCAAGAAACTTAAAATATAATTATATTTTACAGAAATGTCATCAGTATGGAAATATCCAACATCTTCACCTAGAAAACAAGAGCTACTATGGCAAAACATTATTTGGAGCACCCACGATCAATTTTGTGAATGCAACGACCCAATCCTTCATTTGATGATCTTAATTAACAAAGATTCCAACTACAGAAAACCACCATCAGAAATTAAAAATATAAAATGCCTCCTTACTGGAGCCGCTACTACTACTACAGAAGAAGAAGACCACGATACCGGCAAAGACGACTATGGAATTTTAGAAGGAGAGCTGGAACAACTTTTCGCCGAACCAGATATAAAAGAAGAAGATTCTCCAAAAGAAAGGTAAAAAAAAGACACTTTAAAAGAAAAAGACTTACTTTAAAGTTAAAAATGTTTCAACCTAAATCTATTAACCTTTGTAAAATAGTTGGTTATAAATGTTTGTTTCAAGGTAGTCCCTTTAGAAAACAACATAACTGGATACAATATATATATTCTTATGCTACTCCTAAAATGGTTGCCGGAGGGGGCTGGAGCTTACAAGTATTTAGTTTAGACTCAATGTTTGAAGACTGGCAACATTTACAAAGCATATGGACTAAAAGTAATGCTGGCTTACCACTTGTAAGACTACTAGGTTTTAAATTTAAATTTTATCAAAGTAAATATGATGATTATGCTGTTATGTATGATAATTGTTATCCAATGGTAGACACACCACATACACACGCAGACTCAGCACCAGGCAGAATGCTACAAAAACAAAAAAAAATTATTATACCAAGCAGACAAACACAAACACGTAAGAAACCATTTAAAAAACTTTTCATAAAACCACCAGCACAATTTACAAACAAATGGTATTTTCAACGAGACATTTGCAAAATACCATTATTAATGCTAACAGCCACTTCAATAGACTTACAACAACCATTTGCACCCAGCAATGCCAACAACAATAACATATTAATAAAATATTTAAACCCCAACATTTTTAAAAACAACAACTTTCAAGAATACTCTAGAACCTCAGGTTACAATCCAAAAGAACTACAAGGTGAAAAATACTACCTATACAGTGACAGCTCAGGACAACCAATGAACACTGGAGACAAAACATGGCTAGGACAATTAACACCACTAATTAACACAAAAGACTATAATGCAGGATCAATGCTACAATACATAGTACAAGGAGACCACGACAAACCAGAAAACTGGGGAAATCCATTCTATCACACACACTTAGACATGCAAAGTTCTACAATATATCTATGTAATTGGAACACATCCACATTTAAAACCCATTGGAACACAAATACGCCATGGACAGGATTAAAAATGTTTAAAGCCACAGAAAACTTAATCTACGAAACTGTATATAACCCAGATATAGATACAGGAGATACTAACATAGCATACCTAATAAAAACAACACAAGAAACACATTTCCAACCATTACCAGACAAAGACTTACAATTTGAAGGATTTCCACTATACTATTTACTATGGGGGTGGACAGACTTTATCAGAAAATTAGATAAAGTAACAAACATAGACAATTCATACATGCTTGTACTACAAACAAAAACTTTTCACGAAAAAGATGAATACTTTACAATTGTAGACAATTCATTTATACATGGCTTTGATCCATTTACACCAGAAACAGAAACAAACCACACTCCTTCATACTATAACCAACAAAACTGGCATCCTAAACTAGCTTTTCAAGAAGAAACCATTGAAAATATATGTGAAACAGGACCTGCTGTATCAAAATCTAAAAATTATATGCAAGCATACTGTAAATATACATGCTATGTAAAATGGGGAGGCTGTCCTAAAAATTTAGAAAAAGCATATAATCCTTGTTCACAGCCACACTGGACCACTCCCAATTCAATCGATGCAAGACTTGCAATCGAGGATCCAAACAACCCACCAGAAACAACACTCTATGATTGGGACTGGCTCAAAGACTATGTTAAGCCAACAGCTATACAACGAGTTAAAGACTACACACAAACTGATGAAAAAATATTCTCAATTACAGAGTCCCACTCATCAGCCAAAGCGACAACACCACAGACGCAAACAACCAAGGAAGAAAAAGAAGAAGAGAGACTCCTCCACAAGCTCCAGCAGCTCCGAAAAGCTCGACTCCACCTCGAACTCCTCATCAGAATGAGAGAACAAAACTTACTATCATAAACAAAATTGAACTGTTCCCAAAACAAAGAAACAGAAAAATGAACTCTTGGGAACAAAATGAAGAGAGAGAGTTAGCAGCAATCTTTAAAAGACCACAAAGACAATATATATATGATCCTCCATTTTACCCATGGTTACCCCCTGAACCATATGTAAACTTTGATTTAAATTATCCTGCTTTAAAAAAATAAAGGCCAACAATTTTCACTTAGTGGTGTCCATTTATATAAGTTAACTTAAATAAACAGACTCCGCCTCCCTAAAATTAGGGCGCCAAAATTAAAGGGGGCTCCGCCCCCTTAAACCCCCAAGGGGGCTCCGCCCCCTTACACCCCCAAGGGGGCTCCGCCCCCTTACACCCCCAAGGGGGCTCCGCCCCCTTACACCCCCTTATTAATATTCAACAGGAAAACCACCTAATTAGAATTGCCGACCACAAACCGTCAACCGTTACACCTACTTCTCCTTTTTTACAACTACTTCCCCTTTATCTAATTATTATTCATTATTACAATTAGTTGTGACGACTTATCCG